AAAAACGTCTCCTATACCACCAAATCCTCCTATATCTTTCAATCCCATTAACGCACCCATACCTGTACCTCCTAGCAAAGCATTGAATATAGCTGTTACTAATAAAAGACTAAGCATTTCATTTACAGCTCTTTTGATTCCGTCTATAAGGCTAACAAAGAAACCATCTGTACTCTGTAAAGCAGTTACAAAAGCTCCTTGAATACTAGAGCCAAATTGTCCAAAGATAGAGTTCATTTCTTGTACTGCTAAATCAATACCAGAAACACTTTCCTCAAATTCTTCTACTATTGGTTCTAATGTTGCAAAATCATTTTTTACTTCTTTTAATGCTATTGATGTTATCTTAATTGATTCAGCAAACTTTAATTGACTTGCTGCTAGTTTATCAATAGCCATTTGTCTTTTACGTTCTGCTTCCTCTGGAGATACTTGTTCTTCAGTCACAATCTTTATTCCTAGTCTACCAGCAGCTCTACGTCTCATTTCTTCTGGAGTCAATACCTCTTGGTCTTGTACTGAAAAGTCTAAAGGTAAACCTTCTTTCTTTTCTAATAATCCTAAGTTTACTAGTAAATCATTAGTAGCCTCTACTAAGTCATCAAAGCCTTTTTTTACTTTACTCCAATTTGTTACAAGATAAGAAGCAGCAACAATCAATCCACTTATTATTCTACCTTGTGGAGTAAGATTCATTAATACACTAGCAACTAATCTTAGTACTGGAATCAACTTTAAAAAGAAAAACTTTCTAAGTACTCCAAATGCTGTTACAAGTTTACCAGCTACAGTAATAATTGGTCCTAATACTGCTGCAAATCCAGCTACTTGTAAAGCTGCTGTTCTTTGTTCGCTAGAAAATTTACTTGTAAACTTAGCTAAGTCTCTTAAAGAACTTACTAAATCTTTAGCTAAAGGTAAAATCTCAACTCCTAGTTGTACAGCTACATCCTCTAACTCTGCTTTTAATATTCTTAATTGATTAGCAAATCCATCAGAAGTTCTTGCAAAGTCTCCAACAGCGTTTTGACTTTGTTGTAATGCTAGTTGATAAGTTAAAGTAGCTTTCTCTACTCTTCCTAATTCTTTAAAGACCAAACCTTGGTCAGCAGCAAAAGACTTTAAATCTGCTTCTGTTATTGCTATTCCTAATTGCTTAATAGATTCTCTTTCTCCTAATAATGCCTTAGTCAAAGCCTTACTAGCAGCTTCAGCTCCTCCTTCTACATTAGTAAATGATGCTAAATCTACAGCTAACTTATTTACCTCTGAAGATAGTTTTAATGCTTCTTCTTGTGTAAATCCAAATCCAGTTAATAAATCTCCAGTATCAGAAAGCAATTGCATAGAAGCTCTAGAACTCAATCCAAAGCTATCAGATAACTCTTTTGATGCTGTTTGAGCATTGTCAGATATATCTCTAAATACTGTATTGAATTTAGACTGTGTTTCTTCAAAGTCTGAAGCCATTTTAACAGCAGCAGCACCAAGTCCTACAACTGGAAGCGTAATGTTTCTAGTCATAGTTTGTCCAAAGTTTTGCATTTTTTTACCAAATCTTTGAATAGACCTAGTAGACTTTCTCAAAGCACTTTGGAACTGCTTATCGTTTAAGGATAATTTTACGCTTAATGTTTTCTCAGCCATTGTCTTTATTTAGCAATTCGTATTTCTTTTTAATATATTCTGCTCTCTTTCTTTGTTTGTCGATGTCGGTCTTAACTTGTTTCTTCTCCCATTCAAACTTAACAAGTTTTTGTGGTGTTAGGTTTTGTCCTTTCTTAGTATGTGGCTGTAAATTAACACAAGCCAACCATCTCACTCGTTCCCACTCCCATTGCTGTTCCTTCTCTACTCTATCGTTTACGCCTTTCTGCATACAGATAAACTCGTGAAAGGTTAAACTCCAAAAGTCTTTAGGTAGTAATCCGAAGCCATAACCTATAGCTTCTAAACTATCCCAAGTTACTTCTTTTTCTTCGCCCCTTTCGGAGCTTTCACGTTTCCCTCCGTTTCAAATTTAGCAGAGAATTGGTTAGAGAATATCTCTAGCACTTTATTTAGTGCCTCAAAATCTTCGTCTAACATATCTGCGACATCATCAACACTTAAAGAACATTCTTGACCACTCACTCGTGAGCCGTCTTTTATTCCGTTTAAGATTAGATAACAAGCATCGTCTAAGCTCATTCCCTCTCCTAGCTTATCTAAGTCAGCTAAACTTCTTCCAGTATCTTTACAGAATAACCTAAGGGAGTTTATCCCAAAACGTACACTATAATCTTTACCGTTTATTATTACAATTTCGTACATATCTTGTTGGTTTTAAATTATGTCAGTTGGAGCAGAGCCGAAGCCCATACCCCAACCAACAAAGAAATTATGCAATATCATTCTGAGTTAATGCGCCAGTTCCCTCTATTGATACAGAGTAAGTTGGTGCGTCTTCAGTTCCACCAGAAATCTCTAAAGATGTTACAAAACCAGAGCCACTATAAGTATAGTCTCCAGTTGTAGTACTTGCTAAACCAAAAGTAAATGTTACAGCAGTTCTACCAAACATTTGGTCAAATAACTCGTCTACTTCTGTATCAGTACCAGAAGAGTTAAAGTCCATAAGACCATCAGCACTAAGACTGAAAGACTTTTGACCACCTAATAAATCTCTGAAACCACTAGAGTCTTTAGTTGAGATGTCTATTGTATCTACATTCATTGAAATTGAAACATTCTGAGAGTGCATCAACTTTTCTTCTGTGCCACCACTCGCTTGGTTTAGCACTTTTAGGATTAAATCCGTTCCGTTAAAAATCATTTTTTTAAAATTTTAAATTCATAAATTAGCTAATATCTAAATCTTCTTTTTTAGATTTCTTTTTTGTCGGCTTAGAGATAACGTCATTTTTTCTAAAAAATTCTTTTACCTTTCTACTAACATTATAAGTTTCTCCTTCTTTATATTCAAAGCCTCGAAACTCAATATCTTTACTTATTTTAACTTTGTACATATCTATCTATTTATGTTAAATCTGTAATCTTGTGCTATACCATATAAACCAATACTACCAGCACTATCATCGTATAGTTCGTTTTGGTCTTGGTAAAATATCTTATCTACTACTACACCACTATAAGTTCCACTAACATAATCTAAAGCTGTACGAATATGACCAGCTAAAGTTACTAAGTCAGCGTAGTTGTTATGGTAAAAGCTTATCTGTACTCTTACATAGTCGTACTCACTTACACCGTTCTTAGTGTTGTTAGGCTCATCTCCAAACATCTGATAAGTAATGTATGGTAACTTAACGTCAGTAGGAAAGTTGTAACGACTAGGAAATATTCTTAAATTACCGTCAGTAGTAACTAAAGGAGCTACGTTAGAGTCGTTGCTAAGTATGTTGTATATTACTTTTCCTATCTCCATTATGCTAATCTTTTACTCCAGAGTCTTTCAATCTCTTTTCTGATTTCATTTATAACATTGCTTTGAGCCATTTTAGCTGTGGTACTTCTATAGACCTTATCTAACATTCTACCACCTGGCTTACCTCTAAATCCATACTCTAAGAAATAGAAATAAAAACCACTTTTCTCTTTATCAGCATAAGCACCTTTAACTCTTGGTCCAACATAAACTGCTGGAGATTGTCCCCTTCTCATTTTACCATTGATAACAGCAATACTTTTTACTAATTGTCCAGTACTTCTATCAGCGTTGCCCTCTGTATCTTTGTTAATATAGTCTTTAATCTCTCCTCTTAACTCATTTACTAATGGTTTAGCAGCCTTTCTCATTCCTTGTCTTAGCTTTACTTTAGTTTGGCTATCAGACATACCTAGCTTCTCAATACTCTTTATCAATCCCTTGAGTTCTTTCTCATCAATTTGAAAACCAACTAGACCTTGATGCCCACCTTGATTACCTCTTAGATTCTTTTCTGTAAATACTGTTGCCATTATTGCTCTGGAAATGGGTTAATACCGTTATCTATTAATATGTTTATCCAATCTATCTCCTTAGTGTATAAGTCTACATTGTCCCACTTAGTCTCTAAGCATTGATAAGTCTCTAGCACTCCATACGATACTATCGCCTCGCTATCGTTCCATACGATGTAGTAACTCTTTACCTCTGGGTAGCATATTTCTGTTAATCTTAAACTCATCAGCCAGTTAAATTATTTAGTTCTGTATCACTTAAAGCCTCATTAAATACTGCTAGTGCTTTGCATTTACCGTAGAAAGGAAACGCTCCATTTCCTTGGTCAAAGGATAATTTATCTAAAGTGTTAAAAGTACTTACAGAACCACTTGTGTCAGTTCCAACTTCCACTCCATTAATCCATAAAGCAAAATCATTTACTTTATATTTAAAAGCAGCTTTTATAAAAGAAGTTGGATTTGGTAAGGTATAAGTGATATTAGATTGAGTTGAACCCCCTACGGTTGAAAATGCTTGTATTTGATTACTAACTGTATTGTATCTAATTACTACTCTTTCTGAAGTATTTTGATTAAGACTAATATATCTACTTGTCAAATCATCAGCCAAAGCAGCTATCTCTGCATATAACACACCCTCTGTTGAGTTTATTAATTCAGCACTACCAGCACCAGTTGCAGTCTCTGTAGCTCTTGTCTCTGTGCTACCCGTTAGTGTTGGTATGTATGATGTAGCGTAGGATAAGTTTTCTACTTGACAACCCCAAATAAAAGATGTACCTAAAGAGCCAGAGTCGTAATTAGAAAAAGTAGAAGTTGGCTGATATGGTCTAAAATTGTATGTACCAGTTATCGTGTTATTAGCAGTAATTGAAATTCTAAACCAACCATTTGATAAAGTTTCTATGTCGTGATTTACATAAGTCCAACCAGTTCCAAACTGCCCAGAAGCACCTTTAGTTCCATTTAATATATCAAACCTAGCGTAAGCATTTCCAAGCTCTACATAAATATAATCAAAGTCTTGTCTTTTTATATATATAGTACCAGTATAATTACCAGTAGAAGATGTGGTAAAACTTGTTCTAATATGACACTGTGCAGTTGTTGTATTTGTCAATCCAGTAGCACTATTGCTGCCATTTGGACTACTTACTAAACTATCATTTAAATCTATACTAGATTTTGTATAGCTACTAAAATCCTCACTATAAGTAATAAGATTAGTAGAAGTAGGCTCTAACAATATATGACCATTATCTCCATTACTATCATAGCTTATTCTTGGCACTC